TCCTGCACTAGAAGATATGGGTCGTAAGTATTGGAAGAAACGTAGTTACGTTTTCCAAGGCTTTGTAACTGAAAGCAGTTTACAGGAGGATACTACTCCAGATAATCCTATTCGTAGGTTTATTATCAACCCAAGTATTTTTAATATTATTAAAGGTGCTTTGATGGATAGTGATTTCGTTGAACTTCCAACGGATACTGAGCAAGGTACTGACTTCCGTCTTACTAAGACAACTAAAGGTCAGTATGCAGACTATTCAACATCGAGCTGGGCACGAAGAGAACGCAGTTTAGATAACAATGAAAGAGGTGCTATTGAGCAATATGGCTTGTACAATCTCAATGATTATCTTCCAAAACAACCAAATGAAGAAGAACTTGGTGTTATTGGCAAAATGTTCGAAGCTAGTGTAGATGGTCAAATGTATGATCCAGAACTTTGGGGGAACTATTATCGTCCAGCTGGTGTACAAATTGATACTTCGAATAGTGCTCCAAAAGCAGGCGCAAGTACTCCTGCTCCACAGCCGACACCAGCCCCAACTGCTCCAGTAGCAGAAGCGGCACCAGAGCCTGCACCGGCTCCTGTTACACCTGTTGAGAAACAGGAACAAGTAGCAGAAGCAGTAGCGGCAACTGCTCCAGCTGAAGGCGGAGCAAAGCCAAGTGCTCAGGATATTTTGGCGGCGATAAGAAATCGTAGCAACTAATTTATAAACAATGTAGTGGGCGGCTACGGTCGCCTACTCTGGCTTTTTGGAGAAAACTATGGCAAAACCTTTTGATGTAAGTAAGTTCCGCAAAAGTATTACAAAGAGTGTACCTGGACTCAGTAGCGGATTTAGAGACCCTGACACATGGATCTCAACAGGTAATTATACACTAAACAAACTAATCAGTGGTGACTTTAATAAAGGTGTACCGCTTGGCAAAGTTACAGTATTTGCAGGTGAATCAGGTGCAGGTAAAAGTTTTATTTGTGCAGGTAACCTTATTAGAGAAGCACAAAAGCAAGGTATCTTTTGTGTGCTTATCGACAGTGAAAACGCATTAGATGAAGCATGGCTAAAAGCACTAGATGTAGATACTAGCGAAGATGCATTAATGAAACTGAATGTAGCAATGATTGATGAAGTTGCTAAAGTTATCAGTGAATTTATGAAAGACTACAAAGCTAACTATGCTGACAAAGAAGAAGAGGATCGACCTAAAGTATTGTTTGTAATTGACAGTTTGGGTATGATGCTCACGCCTACAGATATTGATCAGTTTCAGAAAGGTGACATGAAAGGTGACTTAGGTCGTAAGCCCAAGGCACTTACTGCACTTGTAAGAAACTGTGTAAACATGTTTGGTGACTTTAATGTTGGACTTGTAGCAACTAACCATACATATGCTTCGCAGGATATGTTTGATCCAGATGATAAAATATCTGGTGGACAAGGATTTATCTATGCGTCAAGTATTGTTGTTGCAATGCGTAAATTAAAACTCAAAGAAGACGAAGATGGTAACAAAGTTACTGATGTTCGTGGTATTAGAGCGGCGTGTAAAGTTATGAAAACACGTTTTGCTAAACCTTTCGAAAGTGTACAGATCAAAATTCCTTATGAAACAGGTATGAATCCATACAGTGGATTTGTTGATTTGTGTGAGAAACTTGAACTTCTTAAGAAAACTGGTAACCGTTTGGAATATACAAGTGCAGTTACTGGTGAAGTAAACACACAATTTAGAAAAGCATGGGAATCAAATACAGATGGTTGCTTGGATACCATTATGAATGAATGGGGACAAAAAGACCTTCCTGAACTAAATATCCAGGAACCAGAAGTATTACTTGAGGAAGAAGAACCTATAAATGAAAATGAGTGATGAAGAAGTAGCCGCATACATTGATATGTGGCTATCTTTAAAACCATATATAAATCCCAAAGACAAAGATATTGCATGTGAAAAATTTCTTGCAGTCATTAATGAAAACATATGTGACCTAAGTGAAGTATGCGATGAATGGTTTGGGAATGATTCAACTCTTGACAGAATACTCAGAGACAATTATTATGATAATGAAGTCTATGATGATTACGACTCTGATGAAGATGATGATTGGTAATGAGCTGGTTTAGCAAAATAAGAAAAGATATAGCAAATATTGTTCCTGCAATTGAACATTTCGAACAACAACTAGAAGAAGCACGATTAGAGTGTGGACTCAAAGGCAATGTTGAAAAACACAGTAGAGACATGCCTGGTGTAGTTGAGTATCGATTTAATCAGTTACAGGAAATAGAAGCTATACTTGAATACTTGAATATTGAAATGCGTAAGCTCAGAAACAAACATTATCGTAAGTATCTAGAAGGCTACAACAAAGCACTTAGCAGTCGTGATGCTGAAAAGTATGCTGATGGCGAAGGCGAAGTAATTGACCAACAACATATTATAAATGAAGTGGCACTAATCCGAAACAAGTTTATGGGTTTGATCAAAGCTATTGATGCAAAGCAATTTCAAATAAACAATATTGTAAAGCTCAGAGCGGCTGGATTAGAGGATGTAAGTTTATGATAGTAACTGTAGCAAGTGACCATGGAGGTTACAAAGTAAAAGAAGCAATCAGTGTTTGGCTGTTGGAGCAAGGACACACTGTTAGAGATTGTGGAACAAACAACGAAGAAAGTTGTGATTATCCTGACTATGCTGAAAGTGTATGTGAACTTGTAGCACAAGGAGGTGCAGATTTTGGTATCCTTATTTGTGGCACAGGAATTGGTATGAGCATGGTAGCGAATAGAAATCCAAAGATTCGTGCTGGACTTTGTAAAGATACACAAACTGCCGTGCTTACTAGGCAACACAATAATGCAAATGTATTGTGTTTGGGTGCTAGAGTCACAGACCATGCATGGATAACAAATATAGTAGATGCATTTCTCACTACAGAATTTGAAGGCGGGCGTCATCTACAAAGGATAGGAAAATTCAGTGTATAGCAAGTTAAATCTAACAATGCGTAATCTAGGTACAGATGAATTATTAGAATTGTACTTTGATATCATGCCAAATAAATTTTCTCAGAAATGGGCTGAAAGATTGCATGAAGATTTTTTAAACAACAATGATTCATGGATACAAAAAGATTTTGTGAATCATGGTTGGGACTATAATCTAACTCCAAATTCAAGAACAAAGGAGTGGTTGTGTAAAGAGCTCAACTGGCATATTGAATACTTGGACAACATTTACAAAAGTGTAGATGGATTTGATTACACAATAGATATGCATTTTGACCATGCCACAGTTGATCAACCACAGTTGAATGAAATACATAGGCATTTTGAATTGTTAAGTTTAGATTTAGAAAATAAAGATATGAATACTACATGGATGCAACAGTATATGCCAAGTGAAAAAATGCAGGGTATACTGAATAGTATTTGGCAACTAAATCTTTTATGTCACGAAATAGAAGGTCATCTTACGCCTGTGGATAAATCAGACAAATATGAATCTTGGGGAGAAAAGTTTTATCCGAAAAGTGGCTTGGTGGTATGTATAAGACCAGAAGCAAAATATCTATTGGACGTAGACGATGGCGACTATGACGAATTTAAAATGGAAGATAGAGAATTTGGAGATGTTGTACTGCATTATCCACAAACTGGAAAAACAATACTACAAACTTATACTTCAAATGACAGCAACATTCCAATGGATCAACTAAGCCCAAACAAATTTTTATCAGGAGAATTTGATGTGGTTTTTAATAGCTATCCACATGTAGATTGGGAAAAGTATAAAGAATGGTGTACAACTAACAATGTTGATATTGATGATAAAACAAATGCATTAGGACATTGTGTATTAGCAAAAATGGATAAATCAAACTTTGATGATGCGGCTGTGGTTGATATTCATGACATGATACAACCTTACAGTGACTTGTACAAAATTACTTTGATAGATGAAAATACAGACACAATAGCTAGTAAAATATTTGGTCAGTCTTGGATTGATCAATATCAAGAATCTTTTCAAAAAAAGTATGGTTTTTCTCGTAATTTATTCGTCTAAAAGGTTGACAGTATGAGCTCTTGGTGTTACTATATAAGAGTAAGTTAAAAAAACAGGAGTTGACAACATGGCATACATTTCCGCAGAAGACGTAAAAGCAATCCGTAACGAACTTAAAGCTACATTTCCTAAGTTTAAATTTGGTGTAAAGAAAATGAGTGGTGGTTCAAACGGCGTTGATGTTACAGTAAAAGCTGGTCCTACAGACTTTAGTGATTGTTTCCGAAGCGGTGACGGCTATGCTCAAATCAATCATTATCATACACATATGTATGGTAACCATCAAGCATTTTTTGATAAAGTGCATGAGATCATTAAAACTGCTCCTATTAAAGGAGAAGGTTATTGGAAAAACAAAGGCTGGTACGATAGGTCAGATTCAATGTCGGATTATTTTGACACTGCTTATTATATTAGCATGGGCGTAGGTAGTTGGAACGTACCTTACGTCCTTAAATAAAGATTACTTGGTACCTACAAAGGCGGTCCGTGCGACCACATAAGGGTAGGCTAAGTTACTAGATTAAAACAGTTGCATGCCGAGATCTAGAAGCCAAACATAAGGATGTAAAATGGTTATTCCATGGCAGGAAAAATATAAATCATTTAATAAAAATAAGTCAGACCTTGGTTGGTGTGACTTTGAACCGTTATATAAACATGAAATAAATCGAGTGCATTCAAAAGCCACATTTGTAGAAATTGGTACATATCATGGACAGAGTGCTCGCTTTATGGCTGACCAAATACAAGCCAGTGGAAAAGACATAGATTTTTATACAATTGATAAAAAATCACAACAACTACATAAAGGAATACTTGTACCTACAGGTTCTGCATTTGACATACAAAATAATAAATTTGTACAAATGATAAACAGTGATAGTGTAGAAGCAAGTAAATTATTTGGTGATAAAACTATAGATTTTTTATTCATTGATGGCGATCACACCAATCCCAAATTCGAACAAGATTTGCTTCATTGGGATCCTAAAATAAAACTAGGAGGTGTAATTGCTGGACACGACTATCTTACATCAGATGATGTTTATCATACAGTACACAAGATGTACGGCGAAGAGAACATTTTGACAGTCATGCCAGGCAATTGGTATGTAAGAAAATAGTAGCACAAAACCACCCTTAGCTCAGTTGGATTAGAGCAACGGTCTTCTAAACCGTAGGTCACAGGTTCGAGTCCTGTAGGGTGGGCCAATTTTTATGGAGATGTAAATGAAATGGATAAACGTAAACGAGAGATTGCCCAAGGCAGGAGAGAGATGTTGGTATTTCTTTGATGTCGTTGGCACCCATAGAGGCTTTTATGACGGTCTTTATGTTGATGAAGAAGGCAAAGAATGGAAAGGTATGCATATCTTTTATAATGATACGGGATTTTTAACTGGTGATGTAACTCACTGGCATCCGGATCAAGAAGAAATGCCACCTGAGCCTTTTGTTATTAGTCATTAAAATAAATACCCATAGCAAGTAGCTATGGCACCGCATTGTGCGGTACCATTAAGTAAGGAAGAAAAATGAAAGCAGGAGATGCCATCATTATCGCCGCTAGAAAGCAAGCAGAAGGTGAACTGGCTGTACATCAGGCAAACATCGAAGTTTACAAAACAATGCCAGCAGGTATTGGTGAACATTCCGACGTTACTGAGGCAGTCATAGCTGAACTTGATAAAATGGCGGCGGCATATGATCGCCTCGAAATGATTGATAAATTTTTTAGTAAGGAGTAGAATATGGCAGACGAGTTTGGTACTGGTTGGTACAACAAAAGAGAAAATAAAGACAATGACAGATTAGCAGTTATTAATTTAATTGATGATGAATATTTGTGTTGTAATTTTTATGAGCATACCAAACTTGTAGGTTCTATACCTTACTATGATAAATCATTTACATATGTTAGAAGTGCCGCCGATAATTGGTGCGACGGTATAATGACACATGAGACGGTCAAAAAGTATACAGAACAAGGAGACTTGTTCAGTTAAGATTTGACTGTCCAGAGAATATCCTGGGCAGTCGCCAAATAATTGAAGGCTCTAGTTGCAAATCATTCTTACTATTAGTTGCAATAAAAAGGTTGACAGTAAGACGTCTTGATGTTATAGTGTATACATAAGCTAAAAAAGAGGACGCAATGACAACACTTAAAAACATATATTGGTATTTGCTAGTTTTACCAGCTACTTTACTAGCTAAACTTTTCAACATAATTTTTATCTTATTTTTAGTTTTTGCAATTTTAACCTTTATTTTTTAGGTTGACGTATTTCGTACATATGCTAATATAACACAGTAAGTAGAACAGAGGATAAGAAAATGGCACGTCAAAAAACACAATACAACACACGGCAAGTCCTAGAATTAGCTATTGAAGTTGATAAAGCACAGGGCTTTATTAAAAGCGGTTATGGTTACTACAATCAAGAAACTGATAAACGTGTTGATGATAACAAAACAACTATTCTTAATATGCTAGAAGGTACATCTGATATGATGCCTATTAGTAAAGATACAGTTGATCAGGCTAGTAAAATTGTTGACGAGTTCAAACAAGAACTTATTGCCAAAAAACTTAGCGGTAATATAAATGATTTTGAAAGCAATGTACTTCTAAGCATTGGCAACGAAACAGTTGAAAAATTTGGTGTAGCGGTTCTTGCTAGTTTACCAAATAGTTTTCGTGTATTACAAAAGCGTCAGGGATTAGATGACTTTTTTGATGAGCATCGTAAGTCAAGTGAGTTTGTTGGTAAAATTGGTGAACGGTTGCGTTTTCCTGCCTACATAAAAGATGTGAAATTTATTGCCAAATACAATATACATTTGGTAACCTGTTTGACTAAAGAAAACAATATTGTAAAGTTTTTCTTTAATCGTGAACCAGATATACAAGGTATCATCGAAGGTAAAGATGTGGTGCTTACTGGTAAAGTCAAAACACATGATATAAGCAAGTTCTCTAATTGTAAAGAAACTGTGTTTAATTATGTTAAAATTGAACAGGTCTAATGCAGATAGCATACAATGAAAATTTAGATGGTGGAGGCAGTGCTTCAATTGAAGATGCTGTCTCGGCTACCAAAATGTTTCTCGGAGACCAAAGACCAAAAAATGTTTTGGAAATGTTTAGCGGTCCTGGATTTTGGGGATTTGGATTGTTAGGTGCTGACATTGGCATTGAACAACTAGAACTAGCTGACAAGTATGGTATTGCAGAAGATAGTATAAATGAAACAATTAAAAACAATAATCTGCAAAATGTTACTTTTCATCTGACAGATTGTTTTAGTAGGATAGGCAAAACTTGGGGAAAATATGATTTAATTGTTGGAAATCCGCCTCACTTTTGTATAGACCCATTTAACAAACATTATACAGATCCGAGAAAATACAAAGATACAAACTGGGTCATACACCATAGATTTTTCAAAGAAGCACAGTTTCATCTTAGACCAAATGGAAAAATAATAATGATGGAAAATATTTGGGGAAGTAGTCCTCAAACATTTAAAGACATGACAGAAAAAAATGGTCTTCAAATAACCAGAGCATTCACCAGTGAAGTTTTTGAAAATGAACTTTATTATATGGAAATAGTGAAAAAAGATACCAAAAAAGGTTGACATATACTGTAGTGATGCTAT